GATGACACTTCAGGCTCTCCCTCCTCCTTGACTTCCTCCAACTTAGCATCTGTGGAGGCAGCTTCTTCCTCTCGCTTCCTCTGGCGTTCCTTCATCTCCTCAGCGACAACCGCATCAGCTTGCTTTACAAGTTCCTCCATAGGGGTATCCGGCTTTTCCTTCTTGAGACGCTCAAGAACCTCCGCGGGGTGAGAAATGGGAGCCTCATCTGGCTTGTTGTAAAACTGAGAGTTCTCATCACCAGCTGAGAAATTACTCTTGACTTCAGCCATACCCTGTTTGCGTTCACTGAACATACGAGCCGCCTGTGATTGGTTCTCCTTGTAGCCAGACATGATCTCTTCAAGTTTTTCATTACTGTAATGTACATCCTCAATCTTATCAGAGTCGGGGGGAATCAATAGCCATTTGTAGAGGTCTACAACATAAATATCAAAGGTGCCATCCTCCTTTTGAAGACGCTTAGCGTGATTACCGGCCTCGTCACGGGTAGCGAAAGCACCACGAATCTTAATACCAAACTTTTCATTCTTCTGTGGACATTCAGGACCAACAATGGAGAGACAGGCAAACGCTTGTCCAGGTACGGTAGTGTAGTCGGTTTCAAGAGACATTATATCAATTTTAGAACTTAAAACTTTAAGCCATGTTAATATTTAGTATGCATGAGTACTGGGATAAACAACCTGTACCCCGCGAAAATACAACCCCAGGTGAAATCGATAAAACACGCGACGTTTCAAAAAAGACTACAAAACTTCCAGATGAATTCGTGTGGTCATCGTGTAGTCTCAAAGAAGCTCATACGTTTTTAAAAGAATACTATGTTGAAACAGATAAATTCAAATTATGCTACACTCCAGAGATTCTTAAATGGTCGATAGATGATAGTATAGCTGTTCGTAAAAAATATACAAATGAACTTATTGGGTATATTGCGAGTACACCCATAGATTCACGAGTTGAAAATGAACAATTGAAGATGACACAGATAGATTATCTTTGTGTACATCCATCATATCGAAACGTCGGACTTACCCCCATTTTAATAACAGAAATTAAGAGGCGTGCAAATAAGAATGGTATTTGGCAAGCTATTTACACCGCACATACTAAAATACCGACACCCATAACCAAATCGTGTTACTGGCACAGGTTTTTAGACGTTCAACATCTTGTACAGATTGGTTTTCACCAAACACATAGATTCAGTGAGAAATTTTATGAAGTTCGCGGACCATGTAAACATCTGTGGCGAAACATGACTACCGAAGATATTCCTAAAGTGACTCGAATTCTACAGGAATATTCTAAAAAATTTAAAATTACACACATTATCGATGAACAGTATGTGAAACGAAGGGTATTACCAATACACTCGTATGTGAATGATACAAGCGATGATTTCATTTCATTTTACGAAATTCCATATGAACGCTCGGATGGTTCAGGTGTTGTTAAACAGGTGTATAGGTACTTCATGGTTGGTGATGTGTACAATGACGCCTTTCTTATTGCTAAAAATTTAGGGTATCATGTATTTAATAGTGCCGAAGTTGGTGTAAATATAAATACACTTGAAAAACACAAATTTATGAAAGGGAATGGATATGTATACTACTACTTGTTTAATTGGCACCTTAGTGAACCGATCAAAACAGAAGAAATCAATCTAATCATTCCATAATGAAGACTGGTGGCTCAGGTGGTGCGAACACTAATGCAAGTGGAAAACCTTTCGAGGAATGTTTCAGACCCACTGGGACGCGTGTCATCGGTGGCAAGTCGTTCACCTACTTTACCCAAGACGACTTTGTCGAGCATATGAAGGAACTCAAAGACCCACAATGGGACCATAAGAAGAAACCAGATGGGGCACTCGTGAGTGAAGATAATAAGACTGTTTTCATCATCGAATGTAAGCATCAAATCGTAGCAGGTTCCGTTGATGAAAAAATTCGCGGTGGACCATGTCTCCTCACGGAATACAAACAACTCTACCCAACCGTGGAAAATTTCCACCTAATGTTCGTCTTGAACGACTGGTGGTTTAAACAAAAGAAGTATGAAATTCCTATCAGGTTTAATGAAGAATATGGGATACCAATATTTTTCGCGAAACATGGTTCGAAGTGGAAAATTCACTTTCAGAATCAGGGTGATAAATGGACCATCTACCCAGTTTCCTATAGTGTTGATGAAGAAGCTATTTTTGAGTGGATGACGACACAAGTACTTCAGTCGTCGTAGATTCAGGATTTTTACTGTTTATAGCCCGTCGAGCCTTTAGTTCTTTTATATTGTAATCTACAAACGAATTCGTTACCATATTCACATTCGCATTACTCATAACAAAATCTACACCAGAATTCTTAGTTAAATCAAAAAGTTCTTCATGGTCTTTTACCCCGAACCCATCTTTCGTGTATCCCACAAAAGACGTTTTCGTTTCAGGTGCGTAGGGTGGGTCGAGATATACAAAATCATCCTTATTGATGTTTTTGAATGCTTCTCTAAAATCACATTTCCTAAATTGAACATCCTTAATGAGTTCACTCACACGTAACAATTCATCACCCCCAATCATTGCAGGTGTAGTTTTAGGATGTCCATACGGTACATTAAACCCATTTGGTCCTTCTCTATACACACCACGAAAACACATTTTGTTTAAAAAAATAAATGTCGCCGAACGCTCAGGTGTTTCTTCTTTTTCTGTATTAAATCTCTTTCGAATCCAGTAATAGTAATTCTCTTTAGATTTTACAGCCTCTTCCAATGTTTCCGCCTTGCGATTAACTTCCAACCCTTCACACTTCTCATACTCATCATACAAGGATTTTAGATGACCATGTACAATTTGTGGTTGAGATTGTATGTTCTTGTAGAGTGCAATGAGTGACCCATTAAGGTCGTATGCACATACTTTACCTGAAACTAATTCCCTCGACAATACGGAGAGAAGGACACTTCCACCACCCACGAAAACTTCGTGATAATCCTTCATTTTGGTTGGAAATGAACCTAAGACATCCTCTATAATTTGAGTTTTACCACCAACCCATTTAATGAATGGTTTCATATTCTAAATTCAAATTAAAGTTTTAAGCTCTTCTATAGTCATGGAAGAGATTCGTAAGAATCACAATGACGCTAAGAGAAATCTTATACAGTCTGTCTCGAGAGAAGGAGAACATATTCTCGATGTAGGATGTGGTTTCGGTGGAGACCTTCAAAAATGGCACAAGTGTGGAGTCAATATAAATATGTGTGACCCAGAGCCATCAGCCCTTGAGGAGGCTCGTTTACGTGCAAAAAATATGCACATGCGTGTCAATTTCTACGAGGGTGATATTCACAACTGCCCACATAGAACGTTCAATGTCGTGTGTTTTAACTTTTCATTGCATTATATATTTGCTAGTAAGGGTCTATTTTTCAGTTCTATTCGTGAAATAAAAAAACGTATAAAACCCGGTGGAGTTCTAATTGGTATAATTCCTGATTCTGAAAAAATAATTTTTAAAACACCGTTGATTGATGATAGTGGTAATTTTTTCAAACTAAAAGACTATGGAAATGGTGGATTTGGTGAGAAATTGTTCGTAAACCTGGTTGATACACCATACTACGCTGATGGACCAAAGTCAGAACCAGTGGCATTTAAGGACCTATTAATTACACACCTAGAAGAGTTGGGATTCAGTTTACAACTTTGGGAGGGACTCACGGGAAATCCCATCTCAGAGTTGTATAGTAAATTTATCTTTGTATATAAAAGATGATAGCGTTGATTCTATTATTGTTCCTCAATTTAGTCATTCTTTACAAAACCAGGGAACCTCAGGAACTTGTCGAAGTCAAGGAGAAGTATCGTATTCTCAGGGAACATATCCGCGATACAGGGAATGAGAAATATAAAATGCTTGTTCATCCTACACCTATAACCGGTATGAAAAAGATGAAAGATTCCGTTGGGTCTAATACAAACAAAGGGAGTGAAATAGTTGTATGCTTGGATGGGAAGACGAATGAAATTTTCCACGTTCTCATACATGAGTTAGCTCACTCAACTGTGGATGAATATTCACATTCACAAGAATTCTGGAATAATTACATTGAACTTCGGGACATGTGTGTACATCTAGGTATTTACCAGCAAATACCACAGAAAACAGAATTCTGTGGTCAGCACATTCAGGATAAATAATCTCAGTCTAATTTAAATGAAGACACCAGTGAACATTCTACTTACCGCAATTGCATACTGGTTGGTACTGTATGCCACCACCCTTGTACCTCTAATTTCTAAGAACTACTATTTGAATCTCGTATGGATGACTGTTATGATACCAAACATCATTCGTTTTGCGATTGGTAACATTCCCCGTCTCGCTGTAGACAGGGTATTCTTCCTTTCGGCTACATTTATTGCGTTAATTGCTACTTTCATTATTAACCAAATTTCTAAAGAGACGAAGGATGCTATTAAAGACCACACAGTTGACACTAACGAGAAGCTTAAATTGAGCGCCTTGTTAGCGGGGACATTCACTATTGGTGTACTCGCAACGTATTATTCGGGTATTGATAACTCGATTTACAGTAATATGGGTTGGGAACGACCTGTTTAAGGCTTGATGACATAGTCCTTCATTATGTAAAAGACTACACCAGCCACAACACCTGTGGTGGCAAGGCCAACCATACTCCTACCCCCTTGTTCGTTAAGGAACTTGGGGATAGAAGTCGCCAACCTGTCCTGAATAGGCTTGCTGATAGCAAGGGCAGCACACGCCGCCACTAGGGCAGCAGCCATCTGCTCGTCAGTGAGGTTTAGGGGGTTCTTACTCTCGGGCTTCTCCGCCTGGCCATTAGCACCATGCATTCCCTGGGGTTGAGGAGCGGTCATCTGGGGCATCATACCCTGCATGCGGGGCTCTTCAGTCATCTGGGGTGGGTCCATCATAATATCATTAATTGGTGTAGAATCCATCGTCTCTTTACTTTGACTCACATTTTTTTCAGGTTGATTGTACGCTTGGCTGGGAACAAAAGCATTGGAAGGTTTGTTGCTGACTAACGGAACCATTCCTTCACCGTCATCTGCCAAATTCATGGTCGTCATTCGATCCGATGCCATTTAATATACCCATAGTTTTTTGAACTTTTATCGAGACGCACTTATTTCCTCTTGGTGATTGTGAGGGCAGTTTTTTTAGAAGCCTTCTTTGCATCTTCTTCTTTCTGATCCATGTGTTTGGGATTATACATCTTTTGATGAAGTCTCCAGAGGTCTGGACCACCTACCCTGAAGTTTTTCCTTAGGCTCGCCTTGTACCAAAATACACAATCCTGTATCTTGTTAGACTTTACTGTATTATCTAAAACCAGACATTCGTAATTTTCAGTACAAGCATCCATCACTTTATTGAACATGTCGAAATTTGGAAAAATACCAAAGAATGATTTATATAACTTTTCTCTATTCTGGAGAATGTTTTCCCTGAGAAGAAAGACGTAATCAACGTTTGCTCGAAGTGCTGGAGGTAAATCCATACAGTATTGCATCGTCAACATGAAGAAAATCTTCCAGTGACGCCCATTCATAAAACATTGTCGAATACATGTATCTTTGAGAAACTTGTTGTCATACATACAATCATCTAAAAGCATGAAAGCACCACAATTCTTTTTTCCACTACCAACCAATTTACGTTGTCTCGCCATGACTCTTTCGATAGCCTCCCTGTCGTAATCACCGTACACGAACAAGTCTGGAATGAATTCTGAATAAAAGTGATTCCCCTCTTCTGTTCCTGAAAGAACAATACCCGCAGGGAGGTGTTTCTTATGATACATGATATCTTTCACCAGGGTCGACTTACCAGTATTACGCTTTCCAATAAAAACACATACCCGATCGTCTGTGATACTCTCAGGTTTGAATTTCTTCAACTGGAGATTCATTCTATTATAATTTGGGGTTTTATTAACACTTTTTTTACTCATCTACAATAGGAATGGCTGGTCGTCTGAGACTTGCTGCCACTGGAGTGCAGAATGAATGGCTTACAGGTGAACCACAGTTTTCATATTTTCTGACAAACTTTAAAAGGCATTCAAAGTTCTCATTCGATTTCATTGAAAGTCAGTTTAATGGAGACATAGACTTTGATAGTACCATAACATGTAGAATACCTGGGGACAAAGGTGATTTAGTTAAGAACCTCACATTGAAGATAACCCTCCAAGACCCAACTCCAGAGGATAGTAGTTCAAATGATAATATATGGTGTCCTTCTGTTATAACTCATCTAATTGAGCATGCCGACCTTCTTATAGG